TCTGATCCTAGATACTGTTCAACTTTTTCTAGTTGGTTGTAAGCTTTCTCAGCCATAAGAAGATTAGGACGTATAGTCTCATCACCTATTTTCTCAGTCAGGTTCATATCACCTGTCCAATAAGCTTTAGCATCTCTTAAGGCTGCTGTAACTTCGGGAGGTTTACCACCTAACGCTGCATATCCAGCATAATGTCTACGCTGTGCCTCAGCTATAGTATTAGCTTTTATTCTTTTTTCTAGGTCAGTAGTATCAGGCATCTTGCTTAGTTGTTCAAGCTCTGCTGCAACCTTAGTTTCTAGTTGACCTATAAAGTCAGCCTTAGAAAACTTCTTTGTAAAAGTTACTGGTGTACCATCAACATTAACTGTAGCTTTTGTTTCTGTAGCTGTGTTTACATTTTGAAAATCACCAGCAATAACTTGATCAGCTACTGCGCTGGTAAAGCTATCTTCTGCTGCTTGTGTTAAAGCAGTCTTTGTACTCTTAGTAACAGCAGCTTGACGTTTGGCAATCTTTGCACCGACTTCACGGTTACGTGTTATGTTAAGTTGGTTTTTTGATTCAGGTCCACTTAGATAAGCAACAAGTGGGCTATTGACTCTAGTGGGATCATTTGTGTCAGTGTCAGCTAATTTTACTAAAACATCATTTATTGCAGCATCATCACGATAACGATCTGGATGTGCTTCTAGAAAGCTTTGACGTAACGCTGCAACCTGCTCTACCCCTGACTCTAAAGTTATAGCTTTAGCTGCTACTTGGGCGTTGATAGCTAGTATACTGTCAGTTAATCCGTTATCAATCTCTTGATAATTACGATCAATCTTAGCAGGAACAAACTTTCCTTTAACAAAAGCTACATCAGCTAGGGCTAAGTCACCCTCTAAAGCATCTATAAGGTCTGCATCAAATCTACCAGTTTCTCTAAGACTGTTTGTATAATTACTATGATACTTTTGACGTTTAGCTAGAACTTCAGATTCTTCTAATTCTAGATAATCTTTTTCATTCTTAACATAATCTATAGCCATTTCAGCAATCAGTGATTCACGTGCTTGCTCTAGCTGGTTTTCTTTTTTCTTTCTTAATCCATTAGCAATCTCTTGCTCTTTACGTAAGCGTTTAGTTTTACGTTCAGTAGCGTCTGCTTCAAAGGCAGGAGCAATTGCAGATATAAAAGAACTTAAAGGGGTTTCGGGAGTTTGGTCTGGTGCAAGTACTCGCATTGTTTCAACAACAGGAGCAGTACCACCCTGTAAATTAGCCTGTGTAGGAGCATTAAGCTGGGCTACCTGTACTCTTTGTTTTGCCATGTTTTCCTCTTAACTACCCATTGATGGTACATCAAGTTTAAAGGGCATGTTCTTTATAGGTGGACCACCTAACCCAATACTCTCTAAGTAACTACCTTCACCTCTACCAGCTACACTAAGTTCTGATGCGTAAGCCTTAGCAGCAGTACTAACTACAGCCTTGAGGAAACTAGGTTGCTGTCCACGTGGCATAGAGTTAATACGATTTAAAGCTTCTGTGTTGTAACCTATACGCTGATCATCAATAGCATCAAGGATTTGATTTACATTAGAGTTAATCACATCTGTACCACGTAACTGTCGTGCAGTAGTCATCTTCTTTTGTAAGTCTATAGAGTTACCAGATACACCAGCCTCACCAGCCGCAACAATCTGTGCGCCTTCTGTTTCCAGAGCTTTGATAGCTAGTTCTAATTTTTGACCAGAGGCTGCTTCTGATTCCTGAATAGCTCGTTTGTTTAAACTTTGTATTTTTAGATCACGTGCTTCAGCAGCATTAATTCTGTTTTGTTGATATCTAGCTTCATCTATCTTTGCCTGTTGACTTGCTTGACCAAACTCTGCTATGCCACCAGCAATGGTCATCATAGTAAATGGGTCCATTTTATATCCTCACAAATTCTAAGAAGGGTTTGTTACCAACACCCCATGTGTCATGTCTCTTAATGAATACGCATCCTATATACTTTAACCAATTGAGTGCTACTGTATACTCAGCGTCACACGCATTGGTTAGTACTGGATACTTTTTGTTTACTTTGTTAATCCATGTCAGAGAGTCACGCATAAATTGCCGCCAAACTTTCTTTAGTGGAGGGGCTGTAAGTAGCCATGGTATACCTGTCATATCATCTAGACCAACTACACCATACATACCAGCTAGTTCGCCTGTCTCTGTTACTACAATAGTCCAACATTCTTCTGATAGATCAAAGCCTTCTTGCAGTGCTACCTTGACACTGCCATGTGAGGCTAGTACTTCCTGTGTGTCTTCTGGTCTTAGGTTTGTTGCCAGATGATCTACATCAGCTTGAGTACTTGCTCTCACATGCAGTTTCATTACATTCTCCTTGAACGTAGGACAAAGAACCCTTCCCACTCTGCTGATTGGAAGATGCAGGGTAGGTGGTTATCACTTTCTAATAAAATATCTACTGCACCAGCGTGGCCTAACACACCAAAACGATACGTACCAGACTCAATAGCAGCAGCACTAAGTATGTTAGCACCACTACCCACCACACGGCCTGTAAAGGTACGTGTATAGGGTGAACGCTTAAGAGGTGTTACTTTTACAGTAAAGTAGGCTGTCTTGTTATACACAACAGCATAGTTTCTTAAGTGTAATTGTCCAGTAGTAATAGGTTTGTTATCCTGCTTTAGTACAGGCTCAGAGAATTGGTATTTAAATGTAAACGGAATACCAGCAAAGACCTTCTCAGAGTTAGCTAGCTTTGCAGCTACATCACTAAGAGGAATAAGCTTACCTGTCTGGTCTACATATACCACATTAGAGTCTACATAAGGTACAGTAGTAAGTCCACCTGTTTCCAACATTACCCTTCTATCCAAGTGAATAGAGAAGTTACCTGTAGTATACACTGTGGCATCATCTACAGACAAGTTAATCTTTTCTAGGAATAGGTTGTTACTACGTTTAATTAGAACGTAGATATCTGACAGGTTAAATGATACACCTACTACATCACCATCAAATACCCAACGTGACCATGAAGACTGTAGCTTTTCCCTACCACTCCAATAGTAACGATATACATAGATAGCTGTAGGATCATCAGCAGCCTGAGCAATAAGCATGTCTTCGTTAGACGATGCCTGAATGTTTGTTATAACACCCCTAAGGTACTCTGGTACATGCGCTGTAGTCTCTGTAGCATCATTGACATCAGTGTCAGTATCTACAAAGTACTCCCACATGCCTGACCAAGCACCACGCTTAGTAGCAAAGTATACATACTTACCAGCCTGTGCTGGCTTGGCTATAAGACTAGCCTCAAACTCAGTAGTATTAGCTACGTTAATAGTTTCAGGTGTAAGGATAGGATCAGCAGTAACTTTGAACTGTGTTAATTCAGAGAACAACAGTAGTGCTTCGTTAAAGGGTACAGCATGTTTAAGGATACTGACCTTGTTAGAGGATACTGCTACGTCAATAGGATCACTGTCTACGATAGTTAGTACTGACTTACGGAAGAAGTCAAACTCTGTAAACTCACCTGCCCTAGCAAAGATAACATTCTCATCAGCAAGTAAGCCTAGCCTGTTACGATGAAAGAAGATATCAGCAATTGTATAATCTACAAAAGAAGGGAAGGGGTTTGTGTCATCGTTGCCTACCTTACGGTCAGCATAGTTGATTTCATCAAACTGAAAGTCACCACTAGGTAGCTTTGATAATTTATGTGGAAGGGTAGCATTATCTAAGTCAATAATGACATTAGGCTCTACTGTTTCTTTCCACACACCATTACTGAACTTAACATAGTAGTCATCCTGTGCCTTCTGGTTATCACCGGACACACCAATAACAAAGTCATTTGGTCCCTCAACAGGTAGCTTCTTAAAGTCTGGTGTCTCATCCTTGAACACAAGCAAGTGTTCGTTACCATGAGAGTCACCTACTTCTAC